GTTAAACCAACCTTGGATCTGGTCGTAAAAGTGATCCATCACTTCTTCTTTTTGCTCATCCCAGCTTCTGACAATGCAATAGCGATGGCCTGCTTGCGCGACTTCGCCATAGGAGCTTTCTTCGGCCCTTTGGGATTGACGCCAGCATGAAGTTCGCCGCGCTTGTATTCACCCATGACTTTAGCAATCTTGCTTGGCTTTTTCATATTCGATCTCCGTGTGTTCATGCCCAAACTCGAATGAACCGATATGTCTAACGTCCTTTGACGCATCATGGTCGATCCATATTTGATAGCCGCCAGCCTTCGCCAACTGGCAGAAAAACATATCTTCACCAGCCCACATTCTTGCGTTTGGCAAATAGTGTATCTGGAACCAAGGATAGGCAAGCTTCTGAAAAACATCCGCCTTGATCAGCATCGCTCCCATGCCAACGGCATCGCACTCATCCAGCCCTGTCTTGTCTATGGAATAGATGTAGGACAAGGTGGAAAAATCCTTGAACGCAACTGTCTTCACTGGCAAACGCCTGGTGGCGTAATTGCAGGCGATGATGTCTTTGTCATGCCGTGCCAGCTTTTCTACGAGATCGGATGGGAAGCGCATATCACTGTCCAGGAACAGAATATGTGTCGCCATTTGCTTTAGGCTCATCTCAATCAGCTTCGTCCGTTGATCAGCGATCAGGGTTCCGTTGATAAAGTTGAGGTTGAATGTCGTTCCTTGTGCTGCGGCGCCATAGAACCGCGCAGTCAGCATTGCTAGGTCATAAGAGAAACCCGTGTTCACAGTCTCTCGGGCTGGAACACAGATACTAAGGTTCATTTATATTCACCCTCTTCAGACCCGTTCTCGTCCTCATACTCATCTGAATCGTCACCCTCGGACTCGTCCTTGATCGGGCCTCCGACAATCCACGCAGCGCAGGTACGCTTTGCAGCACACTTGAAATCAAAGATTTCACAGAAGCCGAGATCGCCAGCTTCAATGACCTCCATTGCATCGTCTTCCATCCCATCGCCAATGCCCTCCTCGATGCAGTCGATGATATGCTGCTTCTGATTAAAAGCAGCACAGTTGCCGCAGCGCATTGTCTTCGCCTCCTCGCCAGAGACCTTCCAACGCTGACCCATTCTGCGCCAATACTGTTCATTAGGCTGATTAGGGTCCATCGGCCCATAGTCAGCTTTATCAATGGCTTTGCCACGGTTCTTCATGTTTAAGGTAATGTCGCCGGTCGCCTGTGGGCAGGCATCGCCGCGCTCGCTGTCTTCCATGTTGATGGGCTCTTCTGGCCCCATACCCATGTTGTCTTCCATCATGCGCGGCATGGCGTGATCCCTTACTTGAAGCCAACCATCAAGGTTGCGGTTGACGTCGCCAGCACCTTGGAAGTGCGAACGGGAATGATCGTTCCAACGGGAACAGCGTTAAACGTCACTGTCGTGCCCTTCTCGGTCACAACGGCCACGTTTCCAGCGCCGCCAACGTAGATCGAGCCAAAGCTGTTGTCCGCCGTGGCGGAGGTTGTGATTGCAACCGCATCGTCAAACGTACGGCCATTCATCAGATATGACGCCATTGATATTCTCCTACTTCTTGCGGGACGCCCGCATATTGTCGATGAGGTTCGGGTAAGGTCTGCCAGCCGCCTTCGCCGCCGCCATTGCAGCAGCCTTTTTAGCTGGCGTCAGCTTCTTGTCTGACTTCGTGGGATCTTTGGTTTTCCAGACAGGCTTCTTCATATTCAAGCCTTTCCTTTATTTCGCGCCGAGATAGCTTTGGCCTTGGCCTTGGCATCCGCCTTTGAACTCGCACCCCACGCTTGCAGCGATAAAAGTAAACGTGTTGGCTTTCCCTTTTCATCCCGTTCTGGCCCCGGCATGTTTCCCATCCGAGCCAAGAATGAAGCACGGCGAGGATTATCGCCAGCCTTTACCGGGGGTTTCAGGTTCATTCCCTCGGCCTTTGCAGAGGCGCGTCCTTTGGCGTTCAACCCGCCCTTGGGGTTCTTGCCTTCTGCCCTTTGCCATGCCGGGGTCTTCGCCATCACACGATCCCAATGATCCCGCGTCGGAGCGGCCTGCCTGGCCTCCATGCCAATGCTCGGCCCCCAACGCCTGCCGCTGTCCCTGCGAACGTCAAACACAGGCTGTCCGCCAAGTCGGGCGAACGCATCCCGCGTTTTCTCATTCCGTCCTTCGACTCTACCACAAGCTTACCAGAACTGGAAAACGTGTAGCGCGGAGCCACCAATTCATGCCGAAGCGCCTCATCCCGTGGCAGTTTAACCGCCCTGGTTCCCAGCCAATCCTTGACCGAGATCCACAGTTCATCGCGCAGCCGATTGGCGTTGGGGTTCATGGCCGAGCTTTCGGAGACGTTGACGTCTCTGACGTTATAGCCCTGTTCCCGCAGTCGATCGGCAACGCCGGAGCCAAGCCCGATCGTATCGACGCAGATCTCGTCTGGCTGATCCATCTTGGCTTCATTGACCACAGCGCCAACCGTCTGCATGAGATCGAGACCGCCCCAGGATTTCAATTCGACAACCACGTTGCCGCGCCTTTTGCAGAGCGCCGTCCGATCAGATCCAAAGCGGGCGACGTCCAGCCCATAGACCATCGGCTCAGACATGGGCGCCGTAATGTCCCGGTCAAAGGCTGCATCGACAAGCTCAGACGGGATCAGGGTGTCATCGTCGCCCAGAGCGAACTCGCCGAGAACGCGGATGCGGAAGGCGTTGGACGCCTCACCATATGTTGTGGCGATTTGTCGCACAAAGTCTGTGGATACCAGCGGATTATCCAAACAACTCACATGCATCCGGTTCCAATCGGACGCCAGTTCATGGTGCGTCTTGTAAAAGAGACCGCTGGACCGCGTTGGGTTCGAGATCAGGATTGTGGTGGCGCTATGCCCAGACATCGAACCAGCCGCCGCTTCGAAGACCGCCTCTGGCACGGCAGACGCCTCATCAACGACAAGCAAAACATGCTCCGAGTGGACACCGGCCAGCGCCTCGGGTCTTTCCGCGCTGCTGGTCCTGGCCGATATGAAGCTGCTTTCTGGCGCCCCCTTCAGCACGATCTTGTCCGAAAACACCTCGAAGCTTTCCCGCAGGACCGGCGGGAGCTTGTTGATCCATGACTTAAGCTCGGCAAACAAGGCGTCAAACAACTGCGCAGCCGTGGGCGCCGTGACCACACCCTTCTGCGGATAGCGGCATGTCATGTGCCATATCAAAGCCCAGGAGCAGGCGGTTGACTTGCCCACGCCGTGACCGGCTCTGACGCTGATGCGGCGATCTCCTCTGGCGATCTTGCCAAGGAAATCGCGCTGCCAGTTCAAAGGCTCAGCCTTCAGAACATTGACCACAAAGCCGACCGGATCATTCGAATAGGTCCGAATGAAGTCGATGTAGGCGTCAGCATTTAGGTTTTGAGCTGTCATTTCCTCTTCACCCATTTCCTATCAACGCTGACCTTCGGCCATACTTCATTCAACTCGCCGCAATGTGAGCAATCGGCAACACCGCCCGTATATTCCCACTCCTCCTCAATAACCCATCCACTGCGCCAATGCTTCTTGGCGTCATACTGGAAATGAAGATAACCGCCGCTCGTCTGGTTGCAGACGTCGCACTTGAAGCTGATCGGTTCAACTGGCATCTCGATTTCTTTTTTTGGAAGATCGGGCGGACCAATGCAACCCCGGTATGGGGGGAGGGGGGTCTACCCAGGCTTGCCTGTTAACCTGTTACAGGGGGGTTTTGTTCGGTTTCAGGGGTTTCAGAGTATGAGGAGGTTGCCGTAGGAGCAGAGGATAAAGCGTATGCCGAGGATGCCGTAGGAGCAGAGGTGGCTGCCGCAGCAGCCGCCCCCCCGCCATCCCGGCCACCGGGGGGGTCCAGAGCCACCTCGTTCCCACGGCCACCCGGCAACCCGTTCACCATCCACCCCTCCACACGGTTATACGGATATAACATCCGCCTAAATGAACACCTAAGACACTGAAATCATTGGGCTATTTATAACCTCATACACTGCAGCCCACAAATCAGCCCACAAATCAGCCTCCGGCTTCATCGGTTATCTCGTCTTCTTGTACTACCGGCAGCACCTGTAGCTCCAGCTCCCGCTGCTGGATGGCTGCCTGCCCCACCTTGGCTGCTTCAGATAGCTGTCGCAGTGCATGGAGATGCAGGTGCTGATGGGTAACCTGGACCTCCTGCTTCTCACCGTACACATTGGCTGAGAGTCTTGCCGCAACCCATTGATATGCATTGATTGCTACCCGTGCAGCGTTAGGATCGATCTTGCCGCTGAGCGTCGCCTGCGCAATGTCGCCGATGGTGTCAGCGTAGACCAGAGACCGGTTCGAACAGGCGCGGAGATACGCAAGACGGAAACCCTCGTCTTGCTCCATCCACCTATACACGTTTCGCACATCAGGCATCCTTGGATCATCTGCGCAGACTCTTGCCAATGATCTGCCTGATGCCACTCCAGCCAGGATATCATCGATGAGTGCTGGAGACTTGGAACTGGGTCTTCCCTTTATATTTCCTTGCCTTACGTGAACTTCTTCAGCCACCCTGATCTTCTTTGGCGGCCTTCCAGCCCGTTTGGCTATGCGTTCACGCCTTGCGGCGATCTGCTCCTCAGTCATGACCTTAGCCATGCAACCCTCATTTCCTGTTCTGTTCCCGAGTTATGGCGATAAAACCGTATTTCGTCAAATTGGATTTGCATTTTCATCCCCGATTAACCTGTTTCTGGTTAATCGGGGTTACTCAAAAGGGATCGCATCATTCAGCAGGGTGTTCGTTGGGTTCTTGTTCTGAACATATGCGCCTGGAAACTGCCTCTTGATCTCGGCAATTGTCGCCATTGCATCTGGTCTTTCGAAGAGGCCAACGATCTCATCGAAGCTGATGACGATGTGATCTGGGTGGCGTTTGGCGATCTCTGGAATGTCGTGGACGGACTTGGCGAATGCATAGCGTTTCCTGCCGTCTGGAGAGCCGTGGAACCACACATAGGCGTTGTCCTCTGGTCTATGCCCTGCTGCCCTTGCCGCCCTGTCTAGCGCCTCCCAACCTCGCGCCATCGCCATCGCCTTCTGTCCAGCTAGATCAATGTCCACGGCCATGATGGCCTCGTCTAACTGGTGCCGGGCAATTGCGAACTTTGCAGCCAGTTCTGGCGGGACGATGCGCTCCAGGCGTCCGATGCCCCATTCTCCTTCAAACTTGATAGCGGCTTGATCCGCGACTTGGATTGCCGCCCATAGGCCCGCGTCCCGCGCTGTGACTGCTCTGTTTGTGGTTCTGTCGGCCATCGAGATGTTCGTCCTTTGCATTGGTTGACCCTGTTTTTGTTCCCGCCTGATGCAGATGCAGACAATGCAGACAGAATTCTACGAACTTTGCCACTCTATGCTAAGTGCTTGATATAGGAATAAGGCTATCTGCTGTTAAATATATTATGCCTATATATCAATAACTTAATAACTTTAAAAAGATAAGTAGAATTCTATCTGCATCTATCTGCATGTTCAGGATGCAGATAGCCACCCTATTTCAGAGTGGTTCTGTCTGCATCCTATCTGCATCCTATCTGCATGATCAGCAATCAGGATCATAGTCACTCCATTCCTGTGCTTCAGTTGGCTGACCATCGTCCCAGCCATCCCAATCGTCGCCATCTTCGTTTTCAACTTGAACTTCGATTTCATCTTCTTCCATTGGATCACCCCCACTGTTCGGCCATTGCGTCTGCAATCCCTTGGTATGTTCTGCTGCGTTCTTTCCATCTGTTTGGTCCCGGTGGCATTTTGTGGACCTTTGCTTCTCTACCCTCCACGATGTTTGTAGGCTTGAGCAGTGGCAACCCTTTGAGCCACAGGCATGTCGCCTTGGTTTCCCCGTGCCCATACTGCCAAGGCTGGATCACCTGATCTGGCTTCCTGATCTTGCTCGATATGATGCTGACCGGGTTTTCCAAGGCAATGCGCTTGATTGGAGCTTCCAGCAGGTATCGCACAAACTCCAGCGCCTTCTTCTGATCTTCAACCTTGTCCTTGAACCATCTGGCGCCTGAAACCGCCAGATGGGTGCAAGGCGGGTGAGCGATCATCAGATCCCAACTTGGGTCTATCACCTGCATGATGTCGCCTTGGATATGCCAAGCCGGATCTCGCTCGCACGGCAACAGATCACAAGACCAGGCATCATGCCCTTGCGCTCTGAAGGCATCCCTGACCGTTGCGCTGTATTCACAAGCCACCAAAACCTTCATCCTCCTCACCCCTTCTTCACGAACCGTGCCTGTCCTCTATTCACCGCAGTGTTGAATTGCCCATCCCGTGCCCAGCCGTTCTGGAGCAGGATCGATACAACCCGGTTGCTCATCAACCTATCCCGCCTGCTCACCTCGATCAGCATGTCAGAGAGGATCTGGCTGACGCAGGTTTCCTGCTTGCCCAGCACCTTGGATAGCACCTCAGATGTCCAGGGATCGTCTATGAGCCGTGCCTTCGTCTCTTGGGCTGCGATGGTCTCCGCTGCCCTTGTGAGCCACCACTGCTCCCCTTGGCGGTATCTGTGGACCGCCTCTCCCCATATCTGGATGCGATCCCGTTGGAGCCCCTCTGTGTCGATCTTGCCGACCTTCACCGGCCAGAAGCGGCGGTTTCCGGTGTCGTCTCGCAGATAGTCCGTTCGATTGGTGGAGCCGATGAAGACGCATTGCCGGGGGAACGTAACTTCATTCCGGCCATAGGGCGGGCGGAACCGTTCCTCTGATCTCGAGATGAACGCCTTGACTACTTCCACCTCCGCCTTGGAGACGTTGGCAAGCTCGGCCAGTTCGATGATCCAGCGCCCCCTGACATAGCCGCTAGCCTCCTTACTGTGCATCGGAGGCAGGCTGTCGCCGAAGAACTCAGGACCGGCCAGCACCTTGGCTGCGGTGGACTTCCCAGCCCCTTGACTGCCTTCGAGGATCAGAACCCCATCAGCCTTGCAACCCGGCTCCATGACCCTCGCAACCGCGCTGACGGCCCATTTGATCCCGACTTCCTCGACATACTGGCTGTGGGCTGGATCTTCGATCTCGACACCGGCATAGGTCGTTAGCCATTTGGCTAACCTTGGCTGCTGGTCCCATGCTTCCTCGCAGTCCTCCAGGAAATGCTTCACCGGGTTGATGATGGCGTCGTAAACAACGTCGTCGATGGCGTCCGCCACCTGAGACTTGGCCGCTCGCGGAAACAAGTTCCGATTGAACCATGCTGTCGCGCTCAGGATGTCCCGGTCTTCGATCTCGCGAGGCTTGAATTGCTTGTTTGCCGGTGTGCCTGGGATCGGCTTCAGCAGGATCTTGCGGCCTGTGAAGCTATTATAGGCCAGCGTCTCCGCCCATTCGCCGTGGTTGCGGATCGTGTGGGCGAGATTGGCGTGGTTCGCAATGGCCCATCCCTTGGGATCGACAACCAGCTTGTCTTCCCAGGGATCGCCGAGAAACAGGGTCCGCTTGATCGGTTGCTCTTCTGGCGTGTTGCCAGCCACCTGCTTCTTGGGCTTCTTGGCTTCTAGGGCCTCGGCCTTGGCGTCCAGATCGTGTTGCAGGTCTGCAAAGAAATCGTCGTCATCGAATGTATTCCCCATCATTTCCACCAATCGTCTGCGCTGACCTCATCGCCCTGACCGGCGACCGCATCTATTCCCGCCTGTTCCTTCGCCTCGATGCTGATGTCCATCGCTGCGGCCAGTTCCCGCTGCGCCGCTCTGACATAGGCGACCAAGGATCTTTGAGCGTAGTTCGCCCCCGGCAAATCTCCAACTGATACAAAGTCCCGCGCCAGCCGTGCATAAAGCTCGGCATAGCCAAAATACTCGTCTGCGATTTGCAGCGTATCCTTCAGGGTGTTAAATTTAGCCATTGCCTCGGCCCCTCCTCCCCGGCTTTGAGGCGATTGACGGCGCAGCAGACTGACCCCCGCTGCGCCGTCTTTCTGTTCAAAGATTAGAAAACATCATCCGATGAGATGCTGGCGGTCGCAGCCGATGCAGGCGAACCGAAGTCCTCGGCCTCGATCACGCCCCAATCTGTTGCGCCGGAGCCCAGAGGCTCGCCCTTGCGGGTGATCCAGACGCCATTCAGACCAGCCGCCACACCTCGGTTTCCAGCGGCATCGTAGCCATAGAAGTTGAGTTCTGCGGCTCCATAGTTGCCGGATTGCAGATGCTCGTCCGTGGCTGGCATCCTGGCCTTGCCTGCCAGAGCGCGAACCGGCTTTTTGCTGGATGCTGAGAGATACCAGTTGCCCCGAAACTCGTCCCCCTTCATGTACTCGCCAGACTCGGCGTCCTTCTCATCGCCGTCTCTGAGCGGATTGCGCAGACCCTTCGGAGGCTTGTCCCCGAACTTCTTGGAGACCGCTGCCTTCATTGCAGCCTTGATCGCAGTAATCTCGGCCTCATTCGACTTTGGTATGATCAGGGTGACGCTGTACTTGGCTTCTGCGCCTTCTGCTGCGGCGCGAGGCTCAAGCAGGTGAACGTAGGCGAAGCGAGCATCCTTAACAACAATGCGTGTATTTGCGTTTTCCATTTTACCGTTTCCTTCGGTTCGACGTTTCAGAAGTCCTCAAGCTCTAGATCGGCAACCACTGCCGTATCCAGATTGATCGGGATTGATAGCTCGATGGACTTCCCTTCATACCCCGGCCAGATCCCCGTAGAGATGCAGTCGGAATATATCTTGGCGATCCTGTTCATCGCTGACCAGCCAGCCGCAAGGCTGTCATAGGAAAGCGTGTAACAGGCGACCGCATATGGTGGCTGCTTTTCAACAGCAATGAACGTGAAAGGCGCAATGCCGCCTTCGATCTCGGCTACTCCGTCAATGTAGTGCGCTGCCTGCATATAGTAGCCGTATTGCTTGATGGCTCTGGCGAAGGCTTCTGGCGAGGCGTCGATCGTGGTCTTCACATCGACAATCCCGCTGGCTCCGATGGCGTCGATTCCGCCCTTGCATTTCACCTTTGCCTCATAGCCTGTCCAGGTTGCTTCGACCTCTGTGCGGCATCCCGTCAGCAATTCAGCCGCATATTTGTGTGACCACACGGCATCTCGCATCCTGAGAGCCTTGTCGAGATCAGCAGCCGGGATGATGGGCAGACCAATGCTCTCCAGCCGCTCCTTCTCGGCCTTGCCTTCCTTCGTCGTCCAGTTCAGTTCCTTGACGCTGAACAGGCTGGCATGAGACTTGTGCGGCTCGAGGATCATGGCGTGAACCACGGTCCCAAAGACCTGCGCTGGCGTTGGCGTCCTCTGCATCTCCATCGCCGCCTTGTAGTGCGCTGGCGAGCGGGCAATCAGCTTGGCTCCAGAAGCCGATAAGGCTTCCAGTTTGAAGTAGTCATCTTCCATCTTGTCCTCTCCTATTGTGTTGCTGCCCAAAAGGCGATGAGCGCGGCATCTGCCCTGCCGTCATCTTTGACCCGTCGAAACAGGTGGGCGTATGCGGGAAAGCACTCTGCCGCCCGCATCCTGTTCCCATCTTTGCCCTCGCGGGCGCCGACTGCTTTCTTCCATTTCTGTGGCGTCACATGCTCAACCGGGATCTGCTGGCCTGCGCAGATGCCAATGCACAGACCATAGGATTTCCCGAAGGCGAACATGGAAGTAATGCCCTGCCCAGGCATCGCCCCCACCAACTCGATGATGGCTCTGTCTGGTTTGCGTGATGCAATGATCCCGGCCATCATCTGTGGGCTGATCTCGCGCTTCATCTTGTTTCCACGCTTGACCTCTAGCGTTGGCATATCCTCAACGTCGAGCATTCCTGTCTCTGGGTTGAAGAACGCCAGCGCTCCTGATGCGCCTGGGTCGATTGCAAGGATCACGGCCATTCGAGCCTCACTTCAAAGCCCATGACCTTTGCATAGGCCAGAGCAGTCTTCAGGGTGCAAGATCCAGACTTGATCGAGGCGGAATAGGTGGCGGATGAAACATCAGCCTCATCGCAAACGGCTCTGGTGGACTTCTCCTGCCGCTTGCGCTCCTTCTCGATGATCATGAAGAAATCCTGCGTGTTGCGAACACGGTAGCTCATTCCTCGGCCTCCTTAGTCAAGACAGGATCAGGGATTTCAATCGCTGACCGCTTGCGCCTGTCTGTTGGGGTCTTGTCCGCCTGCCATTCTCCGCACCATTGAGTCCGAGCAACCCGCGTTGGATTGGGATAGCGCAGGCAGGTCAGGGAGCCTCCGGTCTTCTCTTTGGTGAACCTGCAAGTCAGGCAAGTCTCTTGGTTCCGTTCCATTAGTCACTCGCTTTCTTGTAGCTGTGCTGGATGACCATCTCGATTGGCGTCATCCCGATTTCGCGCATATAGGCTGCAAGGACTGCGCTTTCTTCCTTGCGCTTGGTTTCATCCATCTTCCGCATGGTAATGATCTTGCGGATGATTTTTATGTCATAACCGTTGCTCTTGGCTTCGGTGTAAATGTCCTTCACATCCTGCTTCAGCAGGCTGATCTCGTCTTCCTGCTTTTCGATGCGTTCGACAATGCTTGTCAGTTGGTTATTAGGCTGATCCGACATTTCTCCCCTCCTCTTGCAACCTATCCAGTTCCCGCAGCACCAGCGCCGCGTATCCCATAATGTCCACCCAATGATCGCGCTCGAATGGATCGCCGCAGATGATGCGAGCGACCTTCTGTTGGATCAGGTGGATACTCTCACGCATATAACACGGCATCTGATCCCAGTTTCTCCCCTGCTCACATAGGCGTTTCAGCGTCTGCGATGCCGTCGATTGCTCCACATATGACCCGTGAGTCGTTTCCCTCGTCGATAAGATAGTGTCTATATTCTGGTCCATGCTCAAGCTTCCATTGTTTGACGGCGTGTAAGATGGTCGTATGGTCTCTGCCGCATAATCGACCTGTTTCCGCAAATCCGTATCCATTTGAGACAAGAGCGAACCAAGCCTCGCGTCTGAGTAGGATGTGTGGTCGTGTTCTGGATTGTCCAACGAGCTGCCTCCATGTCATCTGATGTTTACGCAAGATTGGCAAAACGATCTGCCTGACCCTCTCCCGCTGACAACCTTGCAAGATCAGCAAGTCGTGGCTGGTTAACTTTACGACTGTTGATTTCTCTTCCTCCGGCTCAGGCAGAACCAGCATTTGAGACGGTGGAATTTCTATTGATGGTGCGATCTTCATTGGCTGCGGTTTACTGTTCAGCCGGTTCTTCACCTCTTTGTAGTGCTGCTCCCAGTTCTCTACCTGAAATTCTCGACCAGGAATCGTCGTGCCTCTCGCAGTGTTTTTGTGTGTTTCAAGTCCCCGTTCCAACTGAGCGCCCTCCATACTTTCCTCACCTTGCTTTGCTGTATCCATCCGATTTGCCTGTTAAAGTATTTGACAGAGTAGACGCCGTCAAACCCTATTTCGCATGTGATTGGTTGCATCTCAGCCTCCCAGGATCATGCAGGCAGTGAAGACCATAGACACTGCCGCGAATGCAGCAAGCATATTGGCGATTTCGTAGATAACCGTTTTCATCGTTTTGACCCCGTGTTTGCGTTACAGATTGAACCTATCCTGGATAAGTTGCCAAATCATTAATCCAAGGAACAAGATTGCTCCGTTGCATCCGATCACGATTACGCCTGTGAACATGGTTGCTGCGATGTTAAGCAGCGCCAGTTGATAGTCAGTCATTGTAGCTCCTCCAATGCATTGCAGACCGTGAAGTAAGTCTGGTCGTCTCGCTCCACTATGTCGTCAATGCCGCCCTCATGGTGCATAGCTTTGAGAGCTATTAGCGCATCTTCGACTTTGCGGAGCTTCGAGTGCAGTTTGAAGTATGCGTCCCGCCACAACTCGATGGACTTTTCCTGTAGATCAACCATCTTTCCCCTCCAGTGCTTTGCGGGCGATAATAATAGCCTGATCTGCAGTGTACCAACCTACATCAAGCGTTTCATATTTCCCTTGTGCAATCTCCCGCAGCGCCGCCTCCAGCTTCTCGATGCGGTCGGCCTGCTCATTCACCAATTCGTGCAGCGCATCAATGTAGATTGCGTCTCTGGATTTATCATCATCAGTCATCTTTCCCCTCCAGCGCTTCGCGAGCAATTTCATTAACCTGCGAAACCAAGCTGCTTTCCCAACAATTCGTAAGGTCAACGACCCGATTCAGCGCCGCCTCCAGCTTCTCGATGCGAGACAAGTGATCTACCGTAATGATCGACTGCTGCAAGTTTGCAGCCTGCAGCTTCTCAATGCGGTCGGCGGCGGTTTCAAGCCTGTCGCACAAGTCCCACACATGCCGATGCTTTTTATCTTGCCACTGATAGGCAAGTGTAAACATGTCGTGTGAGGTGGGTGCGGCGAGGCTTTGTCGGTAGGCTTCCGCATCCGTGCGGAGTTGTTTCACAAGATCATCTGTCATGTTAAGTTTCTCCGTTATTTTTAACACGTTTTGAAGATGTGTTAATGTCTTCGACAGGTGCTGGACCGCAGAAAATCCTCATACCATCCGTAGCACACATGGGACACCGCAGTGACAATGCTATCTCCGCCGCATCACTCAACGGCATGGGGGACCAGAGCGCGGGCCATTCGTGATTGCAATCGCCGCAGTGGACGATGAAGGGAGTTTTGGTTGTCATAGCCCTTTACCCTCCTCAAAATCTAGATCGACCTTGATGCAGGCGATGCGGTCATCGTCTCTCATGCTGTCTGCATCTTTCCGGTTGTCATATAAAAATGTGTGACGATCATACACATTGAGCCACACCGTTCGCTTGTGGCGCGGGCGGACTTCGATGATGTTGTCACGGGCTCCTGCGTTAAAAGCATTCCCATCATTATCCCATGACATTGGCAACCAGCCACCAGAACATGGTAGTTGAATTGCTCCGTGTACGGGCCAATATCCGCCTGCATCCGTCGCATAGATGCGGACTTCGCGACCATCTCTGGTTCTGTATTGTTTGTCTTTGCTGATCATTTCTTTTCCTTTCGCGCTTCAAGCATGGCGTCGGCAATCTTGTAAGAAAGCGGAGCAACTTCGGCCCAAGCAACATCTGCACGATGGCGAGCCAATAATGCAGGAAGCGCAGCCATTGCACACTGATCGCGCATCGAGATCACTTCAACGATAGTTTTTTGTATGTAACCAACACTCTCTACGGTGACGATGTTGTCAGTCATCCTTCTTCTCCATCAATGCCTTCAATTTGGCTTTGTTCTCGTCATCCATGTAATACCCAACACCCCAGGATGTTTTGATCTCGATGCCATGCTGCCTCATCTTCTGGCGCAGTTTCCAGATCGAAACCCTGTTGCGCAGAGCCTCATGGTTTATGTCCGTATAACGGTTGTACCTGTCGCCCTGCTCAGTGAGCCTGTCGAGATAGGCATAAGTCGCCACTGGTCTGCTATAGATGCCCATCAAGAGCTTCATCTGGTTCTTGCTAAGAAAGTGCAGGAAACCTAAGTTGGTTTGCGCCATGTCCTCGCGAAGCTGGCGCACCTCCTCTTCCAGTTCAGCAATCCTGTTTTTCAGTGCATCTATTTCTGCGTTCTGGCTGGTGAGTAGTTTTTGCACCCGCGATGCCTCAGTCACTGCCTTTGCTCCCGTGCATCATAGACCCCTGATTGCTTGTCTAGCTTTCTCAACAATTGCATTGTATTCAACGCGCCAATGCTTCCCACTATCAACCCGATGATCAGCAATTGATATTAATGCTTTTGATAAATCGTCTATGTCTTTGCGCTGGCCCTTTATTTCATTTTTAAGAACTCGATTCAGCGCCTTCAAATGCTTCATTTCCAACAAATGCTGTTTGTCTAGGTCTCTAACCAGATCGTAAATTTCTTTGAATAAATCTGCATACTGAACATTGTTGATGATGCAATTGTTCACTCTGTCGAGAACATTATAATTCATTGCCTCTGCTCCCTTGCATCCTGAACACAGACGATATGGGCATGAGTGCCGCCGTAGATACCAAGCTCTCTGAGAGCCTGATTCTGCGGGATCAGAACACCCGTCGTCAGATTGCAGAGAGGACATTTGCGCTGCATCAGCGGCCTGTTAAACCGCATATTAAAGATTGGTCTGTTGATGCTACCGACTCGCATGATCGCCTCCCAAAACGCTGCGAAGTTTCTGCCTAAGTTCCAACGGCATCGGATATTTGTCAGTGTCGATGATAGCCTGCTCCAGTTCATGTATCCGTTGCTCCAGTTTGTCGCAAAGTTGCTCGGCCATGAGGTATTGCTGGTGCCAGCGGTCTTCCTGTTGCGCCCAATAGTGCGCCTGTTTCATTGCTGACATTCCAGTTCCTCCAGTATCTTCTTGATCCGCTTGATATGGTGCGCCAGTTCGATCTTGTGCCGCTGTTGCGCGGCCTCATCCGTGGCGTAGTAAACCAGCAAAGAGCAGTCAGCGATGTTGCGGGCTGCGATCTGTAGCTCTATGTATTCCGTTGGAAACTCATTATCTTGTTTCATCGTTTGACCCCGTTGCAGGGCGGTTCGAATCACCAGCCCATGTAAAAAAGTTTATTAGGCAAAAATGTTTTTGTAAACAAGAAAAATGGCGGTTGCGGAATATTTTTCCACAGACCGCCATTTATCGTTAATAATCAGTAAGTTATAGGCTACTGTCCGAGCAATCCACCCTGCGGTCTTTCCCGCAACTGCTGGAGGATCGCAGCAGATGCCGGGGCATAAGGCGTGAACCCGCCGCCGCCGATCACCCTAGCCGCAGCATCCCGCAACGCCTGTTGGGCAGTTGCCGTTGCCGTCGTCTGGACCGGGGATGCTGCCAATGCCTGCTGGACTTGACTGGCTTGAGAAAGTTGCTGAAGGCCCTTCATGGTCGGCGCTATTGTTTGACCAACAAGGGGCGTCGATCCAAGAAGATTGGCAATCCCAGCCGCAGTCCCAGACCTATTTACTAATGGAACGCCTCCACTGCCTACATCTGAAAAAGCGGCTTCAGATACGCGGCGAACTGCTGAAAGTGTCCCAATTTCTTCTGGGTTGAACAAGATTTCAAGTTTTGAATTTCCTTTCCCAGTGAATTTTCCAAGCCTCTCAAGCGCATCGCGATATGCTTTTTGAGAGAACTTTCCTTCTTCTTTTGAAGACTTTTCAATCATATCTTGGACAACCTGGGAGCGGATTGTTTCCCAAGCCTGTGCATTTGCGGCTTGTTGTTCTGCCGATATATCTGTCCTGTTCAGAACATCTCTCATTTTTTTTAGATCATTAACGCTACTTCCTAAAACATAACGATTGATAAATGTCTCTGGTTTAAGCTCATCTACTTCAATGGCCTCTTTTAAGCCCTTTGTTTCAAAAGCACGCGCCCGTTCTGCATAAGATGTAATCCCTTGGCGAAACAGTTTAATAGCATCAACAGCGTTTGGCCCAGCACTTTCAGCAGTTTCTACCATTGTTTCGTCAAGAATGGTTTTCAGACGAGTCATGGCTGTCCGCTCACGCTTATCCGTTGCATTAGTTAAGTCACTAAGCATCTCTCTAAATTTTACAGCCTCATTAATTGTAAAAGGCCGGTCTGTGCCTTCTGCAAATTGTGATATACGCTTTGTCACTGAAGGCGGGATAAAGTCTTCATATCTATCCAAGACATCAGCGATTTTTGCCTGATAAGGCCCAAACGGAAGTTCTGCTTTTGACCCATCAGCCCGTCTTGCGGCTTCGTAAATTGCATCAAGCTTTTTTCCCAATTCTCCATATGTCCCAGTTTTTTCAAACTGCGATCCAATTGCTTCCGCAACCTGAGAACCCGCTGTATAAGGCGCGATAGGTTCGCCACCTCGTATCTTTTCCAGTACAGAAACCAACTGCCCGGGCTGTTCAGCTTTCCTTTGCAAAAGAGGTTGCCCAACGCCAGCAATTTGGGCGAGGTTCATTTCCATCTGCCATTGCCTGGGATCGCGAGTGATCTGCGCTTTTGTTGGATCAATGCCGAGCTTCTTGAAATCCTGAACACGAACAAGAGCCATCGGATCCAACTCGCCAGAAACGCGCAACTGTTCCTTGGCGTCTTTGACCAGTTGATCCTTTATCTCATTCGAAATCTTGCCAACGTCAAAAGTCGGATCAAAACTGCGCCCCGTGCTTTGAACTGCAGCAAGAATATCCGCATTGGTGACGTTGGATGGCGTGATTTTCCTAATTCCACCAGCAACCGATTGACCAGCGCCAACAACACCTCGCGCCAGACCACGCATAGCCTCTGGAAGCGCAGCGCCACCAACAGCGCCAACGGCGGCCTGCATCCCCTTGTCGGCGAAAGTTCCTTCCTGGCTGAACTCGGATGCGCCTGTCACAGCGCCGCTGAGAGCGCCCGCAGCAAGCCTTGGCAACAGCGCCGCCTGTCCACCAGGGATAAGCATTGCAGGGGCCTGTGCGGCCATAGAACCGAGACCACGGGCTATATCAAGCCCAGGCTTTGATCCAAGACGCTCCTGATAGGCCGCGATCTCTTTATTTACTTCTTGCGTGTAGGCTTTGGCCTCTTCAGGCGGGCGAACCGCCATCATGTAAAGCTGTTTAAGCCCTTGCCCAACATCCAAGACGCCACGCCCCATGCGCTCACCAAAAGACGTGATATCAGGAGCAATTTGCAACTGCTGTAAATTTTCTCTGGTGATGACGGGGGGCATTCCAGCAGTGTTTATCTGCCTGCCACTATCAACCGGAACCATTCTCGGCAGGTTAGGTTGCGGAGCTTCATCGACAGGAACCAGTGTCGGCAATCGGCGTTGCTCATCCATCTTTGCTACTCCGTAGGAATTTTATAGCGGGTGCCGCCTATGGTTGCATAGTAGTTCCCATCAACGCCAAGCCTTGCCTTCACCTTTGTTCCATCTGGGGTCAAAGCTTCACGCTCATATGGCTTCGGCTCTGCTGGCTTCTGATACAAGCGTTCCAGAGCCGTTCCTTTGATCCCCTCTGTCCCGGCCAAAACTTCAGCCGCGACAATCCCCTGCTTCAAAGCAGCCTGGTCCACTCGATCAGTAATGTCGAGGATCCGGCGGATCGTTCCTTCACCCAGAGCAATGTTAGATCCAGCAGCCTCCTGCAGCAGTTTACGTTCTGGCTCTGTGATCGCGCCCTGCCCCTTCATTTTCCCAGCCGCATCAAGCGAACGGTTGGCAAGCTGGCTCATCAGAATGCGGCTATTTGCAATTCTTGGATCTTCAGGTGTTATACCAAGGTTTTGCAAAGCCGATCCAACAAGCACCTTTCCTTCTGCGCCAAAGCCAGTGATCGCGCCTTCATCCAGCAAAGACCTGATGGTGTTGCTGTTGGCAAGGTTTGCCGCAGCCGTTTGACCTGCGGCAAGTTGATCTTCGGCCATCTTCGCAGCACCAGTTGCAATGACCTTTGCCGCCGTGTCACCAACATTGATTGTCGTCTGCCCCGCCTTCTTCAATGCAGTTTCATAGTCGAAGAAACTCAGTGGGACGCGGTTTCCCGCCAGCTCTTGAGTCCTATAAAGATTGTATTGCTCAATCGCAGCGCCTGGCTTCTGGGCTTCAGGCACAAGCACCTTAGCCGCCAAAGATGGGTCAAGCCGGATTGCATCTTTAATGTTTTGCGCAACATCTGGCCTCTCAAGGATGGCTTTAATTGCCGCCTCCTTTTCAGCAGTTTGTCTCAGAGTTTGCTTGTTTGCCTCAAGCTGCGTAAGAGCAGTTTCTTGAGCATATGGGCTTGTCACACTCTGAATGAGTTTCTGTTGATTGATCGCCATCAACTGCGACACAGCGATACCTGTCGGATCATAGCCAAATCGAGATTTATAAGCCTCTGGATCTTTCGCCAATTCGCCAAGTTGCTTCTGGCTCTCAAGCATCTGCTGTTTTTCAGCCAGTTGCTGGCGCATCAGATTAGCTTGGGCAATGTTGTAAGCCTGCGTCTGGACGTTGCCGCCAACGCTGCCAAGCTTGGCAAGCGCCTGCGCACGACTCTCTGGAGACTGTCTGGCTCCCGCCGCAAGCAGAATGCCACCCAACTCGCCCAACGTCGAGAACATCAGCCTCTTCTGATCAGCCGGTGACAGCATCGACATGCTATCTTGCATCTGCCCACCAGCAGCAGGCGTCTGCTCTCCACCACCAAGAAGGCCGGAGATGCCGCCATAGATCGAACTGCCAACGTCTTTCACGCCGCCAAGGAGGCCGCTAAGGAAGTCATTCTCAGCCATGTGTCGTCCTCACTTCTTTGCAGCGGCTTCCGCCAGCCAAGTTGGCAACGTCGTTGTTCCAACATTAACACGATAAGGCGCTGGCGTCGGCGGGATGTTCAACGGGTTGACCGCAGTCGGGTTCTGCAACCGAGACATGCCAGGCAACTGCGATTGGTAAAGCAGCGACTGCATGAATGCATTGGCGATCTCTGGATTGATCTGCGGCGCCTGTTGAGGCATAGGGCCAAGCAAACCAGCAGGCATAGCCTGTTGCGGTGCGATCAGCGCCCTGACGTCTCCGAGCGTCATCCTGCCATTGTTGATGGCGTCAGAGAGATAGCCAATGATCTGCGGATCTCCAGCAGTGCCGGTGAGGCCGATATACATGTTGTTGATGTCTTCGATTGTCGCCATGTCTGTTATCCCCAAGCTCTTGGGCCAAGCAGCCCGGCAAAAATGTCATCACGCCATTGGCCTCGATGGGCTGGCGCCGCTTCGCCACTGGGCTTCCAAGTCATCCTTGGAGCGCCCGCTGCTATCAGTGCATTTCCAAGACCGGCAAATCCTGCGGCTTGTCCAGCCGTCATATTGTCGATGCTGAAGCCTGTATCCTTTGGAGCCAATGGAACAGCCGCCATTGCTGCCTGACCGCCGCCAGCCGTCGCCATAGGCCCAACACCTCCAGGTGGCTGCGCAGGCCCCATCAAAGATAGCGGCAAGGTTGATCCAAACTTTTGAGTTGGCTCTGTGAAGCCAATGGGCGATGGCGCAGCCGCAGGAAGCGACGCAGATCCTTCTGGCTTTATCATGCCCAGCAAATTAGAGGCTTGCTTCCCAAGAAATCCAAACCCGCCTCCAAGGTATCTCTGATCTACGTCACCTAATGCACTAACTGCGTTTGACCAAGGTGGCGTATAGCTGGGAGCAGCTTGCTCACCATTCAAGCCAAGTTCACCGGCATATTTCTCGCCAATCTTCGTGATGTTGCCAACGCCGCCGCGATCTCGGACGGCATACCAATCGCCAACACCTTTATTTGCCATGCGCTCCAACGAGAAATCGACCTGTTTCTGCCAGTTTGCGGCGGATGGTGCTTCCCCGAATTTTTGTTGAAACTCATAAGCCATACCGCCTGGAGCAATCTTTGTCGGATCGCTGGACCCAGAATAAAGTTGGAATGGTCCAAATGAGTAGCCTCTGGCGTCTCGGTTTCCAAATGTTTCCGAACCGATTGTGTTCGGGTTCAGACCTTCTGACTTTGCGATCCCGAGCGCCATTGCAGGATTGACGTTGTAATCCTTGGAGCGTCTCCAGATGTAGGATGCAATATCGTTGATCTCAGCCATAACGCACCCTCTGGTCGTCGATTGCCTTGTCGATGATTGCCAAACGGCGCAGCATCTCTTCGCGCTTGCCGTCTGGCAGATTATGGATGCGTTTGCGACTGTCGTCCAGAAAGCCAGTGCAATTCCAGCAAGAACGGCTTGTCGTTTCACCCTCTGCATATCCGGGTGGCATATCAGCCCCCACCTGCGCCAGATAGGTAAACACCTGCTTTTCAGACCAATCTTCAATCGGCATCGAGTAGGTAATGCCGTCGATGATCTGACCGTCCTTTGCCGTTGACTTGCGCCGGTCGTCCCGCCTCTGGCCTTTGATGACCTTCGAAACGCCGAGATCTTTGATCCCTTGATGCAACGGTATCCAGACGTTAATCGCGCAGCACTCCAGACACGATTGCATCGTTGGGCCTTCATTCCCGCTGATCGCCTTGCCGAGTGCTGTGTTTTCAATTGGCAAAACGTCAACCGGCCATCCTCTTTCAGCGATATTTGCAGGCTGGTCAGATTTCAAATGAATGAAATGCGGCAACCGCTTTGCCCAGCGCTCCATATAATCAAGCATCTCAGGATAGGATGCTCCAGTGTCCAACCAGACAACATAGAGATCATCCCATCGCTCTTTATAGAGATAGAGACAGGCAAGGCTATCCTTGCCGCCCGAGAACTGAAGCGCGGTGTCAATCATAGAGCAGCCAAAATTGACACGGCAGACGACACAGCGCCGAGACCAGACAAGAATGGGCTGCTCTGCATCCCCGGCCCTGTCTCTGTCTTGGTTGAGCCATACGGGGTTGCGCCAAGAGCTTGGATCGGGATTTGAAGCTGCTGGATGGGGAATTGCTGGGCCTCACGATAGGATTGCTGAGCCGCATCAAGTTGCGCCTGCTGTTGGGCCTGCAAGAGTTGTTGGGCTGCAAGTGCCCCTGTAGCCCCGGTCAAATAGGCTTCCTGACCAGCTCCAGCCAACTGGCCGAGCGTTCCGGCGCCCTGAATGCCAAGACCGGCGCCCGCAAGACCCGCTTGCTGGTTGAGCCTCTGAGCTTCCATCGCCCGCGTAATATCAGCCTGCGCCGCCGTCTGCGCCTGCCCATAATTCTGCGCCATCAGATTAGCCGCAAGTTGCCCTGCTTGCTGTTGCGCCGCAGCATTAACAACCGCTTCTTGGATGGCCTGACGCGACCCACCAAAAGCCTTGGCTTTGACCGCCGCATCATAGGCTTGGTTGAGCCCGGTCAATCGCTGCTGGTTCAGAACATCAAGTGACGTCCCAAGAACCGCCTGCGTGTAGGGGTTCATGTACTGGGAAAGATCGGTCTGCGAGAGTTGCCCAGGCTGCACCTGTTGCGGTTGATACCCGCCAGCCTGAGCCGCCAGTTGCTGGGCATAGGCAAAGGCAGGCTGCGACATCCCATAATTCTGGGTAATATTGCCAACGACGGCTTCGGTTCCAGGCGTTAGTTCAGCCACTCGCTGGCCGGTGTATGGGCCGAGCATGTTTGCCGAGACGTCATAGGCCGCAGCAAGGTTCTTTTGCCCGGCTTCTTGCACCCATTGCGGCAACTCGGTCTTGTTCACAACCGTCTGTGAAGATGGTGCGCTCTTACCCATGTGTCATCTCCATAATAGGCAGAGCATGAGAAATGCCCGTTTGATGCCAGCCATATTTGGGCAGAACCTTGCTCCAGCCCACTCGTCCACTCATCTCTATAAACTCGCAGCCCATATCCTTCGCCATTTGGACCAACTGAGGTTGCATCGTCATCGCCTCTTCCATATCGCCAAAGACCAAGAAAACCGTCATCGCCCGTTTGCGAGGATACTGGCTCACCATCGTCACAACGCCAGAATTCTCCTTCCAGAGCATCTGCATCTGGCCGGAATGCAAAGCTTCAAAAACATCCTCGACCGTATGGGTGTTGCCCCCGTGATCGAGCGCCTTCTGGAGCCTAGTAATTAGGAGCGCCTGTTTGTCCAAGTGGCACCAACGTCGTCGTGAGAGTTCCAGTGTTTCCTACAGTTACCTTATACACCGATCCATTAGGCGACTGAAGTAGGATGGACTCGGTTGCCTCAATGGTCGAGACCGAGCGCCCAAAGATCCGGTCGATGGCCGCAAACGCCCTGATAAAGTAATCTGGCTCATATTTAGCCGGGGCTGGCGGAAGATTGACTTTCATCTACCACCCCCGCTCGTCAGATCAATGCGCATTTCGCCAATGCTCCATTCGGCATCCTGTGTCGAGGCAATCTTCACGCGGAAGTCGCGCCCGGTCACTCTGGTGTCGCAGTAGCCGTTGGATCGCGGGCTAAACGGTCCAGATGTATATTCTGTCCCTTCCGGCGTGAAGCTGCTGAAATAGGTCAGTTGGGTGCTGGCATACCCATAGCCGCTGTCTGTGATCGTTTGCTTCACATGTGCCAGCGCCGATCCATTGGTGACGTTGATGCTGGAGGTCTCGGCATAGCGTCCAGTGGTGATTGCGACGCCAGCAGCCGTCCAGCCATTCTCTTGGAAGTACAATTCGCCAGAACTATCGCCGGTCATCGGATATTGATAGATCCCGGCGCCCTGGGCCGCTGTACGTTCCATCTCACCAATGGACCACCAATTTTCCGCATAATTGTAGCAGACATATCGATTTGGGTTGTCTTCGCCTTCAGTGGGATACCAAAACCAGACTTCTGGGAAGACGCTATTGTCCGAACCATGTGTGTAGAGGATGCCCGCATCCAAGTCGATATTGTCAAAAACAAAAGACCCGACATCGCAGGGCAGAGGCTTCACAACGCCGCCGTCATAGAGCCAGAACCCCTCACGCCCCATCCAAATGCAGCGACCCGCAAACGTGGCGAACGACTTTGGTGCAATTAGACCGCAGCCAAAACCAATCCGCTCGATGGCGTAGATATAGGGCAGGCCGATATAACGCATCAGCCATGCTTCATCCTCAGTCCAGATCAGTGTGCCCTCGCGAACCGCCGCGCACATGATGATGCCGCTTGAGGTATCGAGATCAAGGTAGCCAGCCGTGTTTGTCGTGCTGGCGAAGTTCCAATCTGTATAATCCTCTGCGTTAGACCATGCCACGCGGCGGTTGTTCCCACCCGCACCGATCAGAACTGCATGGCGCTCTGCGGTAACAATGACGCCACGGTTGTTGAGAGGCGGCAGGTCTCCAGCAGCCGACTGAGCCACGCCACCTGTCCCAGATGCCGCAGTCCCAGGGTTTGAATATGTAAACGAATCATCAGTTGGAACAGTTGCAATCGTGAACGTACCATTCATCGAACTGACGCTGGTTCCTATGATCTCCACAGATTGCCCGACAATAAACCCATGATGATGGTCTGTTGTGATTGTCGTTGTGTTGGAAGCTCTTACCGCAGTTGCAATGTCATTATATCCAACAGTGTGGGCCTGATCCTCGCCCTCGCCATAATGGAGCAACCGGCCATCGCTTGATGCAACCGCCAGAACATCGCCACCCCAGTTATCGAAGGTCCAAGAAAACGATGGGTAAAAGTAGGCTGATTGTGGCCTTGGATAAGTAGGATCTGTGTCATCACCATAGAGCAACGCTCCATAATTCCACGCACCATATCCGCCAAAGCTGCCGGTTGTTTCTCCAATAAAGTTGGCAGGCGTGATGTTTGTATAGGTTGCACCTTCCAGAGCATAGAGAGTATCGCCGCAGCCAACCATTGTCAGATGCGTGCCTGCATTGGTTGTCCATGTGAACAAGGCGCGAGGAATACTTGCAAGAGGCGTTGCAGTGATGCGCTGCCATCCTCCAACAGGAAGTAACTTGTTAGAGCGCCAACGCACCAGATTTGCATCCCAATAGCGTCCCTTCACCTGCAAAGGCGTGGCTGTCTTTACGACACCAGGAGGAATGGTAATCGGTGCAAGTGGCATATCTTAGCCCTTCACAATATTGACGAGTCGGCTTCCCGGTTCAAGGGCGATAAACTCATGGGCCTGATGCGCGGGCCAGTCTACCACATTACCAGCGGTGCTGGGTGCCACAGCCATAGCCGCCACGCCGCCAACAGTCAGCGTTCCGCCTACGGCCACATTGCCGCTGGAGTCGTTGACGAGGTTGATCGTCGTTGCAGAGGGGTGCTGGACGTTGATGCTCTTGATGGTGCTCATGGTGCGACTCCGAGCGCAGCTTTGATTTCGTCTGGCGAAGCCGCAGCGTCAATCTCTGTCTGCATGGTTGCATACTTGGCGCGGATTGCTGCGCGAGCCGCCTCGGCGTCTGTGGCGCTCCGGCCGGGAATTTGAGCGGCTATGATTTTGTCATAAGGCGCAAACTCTTCAGCACGGGCCGCACGACGCATGTCGTGGCCGATAGCTTTGGCCTTGTCGAGGTTGATGACGATCATGCCTGATACTCCCAAGCATTGCGGAACGTCCGGTCAGATGGGATGTCAGCAACGTCCACAATTTTGTATGGTTTGCCCGCAGGCACATCCTTGGCGGCGATCTCTTCAATCGTCAGTTCACATTCGGGGGCTGGGATAATGACCGCAACACCGTTATCATCAGTGGGGTAAATGATGCGCATGAGTTGCTCCTGATTATCTAAATACTGCAAGCTGAACAACAGGGTAGTCTGTGTTTGTCGGGGCTGACGTTGTGGTAAAAAATCTAAACGCGCTTGTTGTTGCGGCAGAAGTCCTTGGCCCACTTAAAACACCAAAGGTTGCTGAACTTGTATCGCCTATAATACCAACTACCGAATAATTGGCGTCTGACATGGCAGTTGTGAAATTCACCGTGTAATCACCAGTGCCGTTGTCTGTGATCGAACTCACATTGCCAGATGCACGGATTGCCACGGCCCCCGTGCCGTTGAAGTTCACCCAAGCGCGGGCAGAGTAAGACGGAGCAGAGCCAGACGCTGTTGATAGCGCCGCGACGGTCACGGTAGAACTGGACCAAGTTGTTCCGTTGCTAACCAGCGCGTTGCCCGCAGTGCCGGGAGCAACCGCCGTGACTGCGCTGGTGTCATTGCCGATGAGAACGGCGTTTGCAGTAAGCGTTGCTGCTCCCGTGCCACCATTGGCAACTGGCAATGTCCCCGTCACGCCTGTTGTCAGAGGTAATCCGGTGACGTTGGTCATTACGCCAGATGCAGGCGTTCCAAGCGCAGGCGTTGTCAGTGTTGGGCTTGTCAGTGTCTTATTTGTCAGAGTGTCCGTAGTGGCTCTGCCAACAAGCGTATCAGTTGAAGTTGGGAGTGTTAGGGTTCCCGTGTTGACGATTGTTCCAATGACAGGAGCCGTCAACGTCTTGTTGGTAAGCGTCTGTGTCCCGGTCAGAGTCACATAACTGGAAAAGGACGCTCCAGAGATCGTTCCAGTAACATCCAAAGTCCCGCTAATGCTTAACGTTTTGCCAGACCCAACATTCAAGCCAACGGATGTTCCGGTGCCAGCCGCTGCAAACACTGCATCAACCGCATCCCAATCCGCATTTGTCTTCGTTCCCCAGGTGTCACGGGATGCGCCCACCTCTGGCTTTGTCAGGTTCAGGTTTGCAGTATATGAATCAGCCATGATCGCTCCTATGCGGCGAGCCGCTGCCATGTATTCGTCGGCGCAGGCACATCATCCCAAGTGCTTGTCACCACTGGTACTGTATCCCACTCGTTAACCGGAGCTGCTTCCTGATCCCATGTGTCAGTTGGCGGGGCTATGTTATCCCACTCGTCAACCGGCGCAGGCAATGGATGCCAGCCAATATCTCTTCCGACTGCCGATACTACACAAGTTCCCGCCGCTGATCCAGCCGCAGCAGCAGTTGCCCGCAGAACACCAGATGCCGTGCTGGTTCCTACCGCCGTGGCGACCATGATAGCCGTGGCGCTGAGAACGCCAGATGCTGTGCTGGTTCCCGCAGCCGTGCCAACGCCTGTTCTGAAATTGATGCCGTCGCCAACAGCCGTTGCCGTCGATGTTCCCGCCGCAGACCCAACAACCCCGATAATTGTGTTGCTTGTTGCCGTCGCCGTCGATGTCCCCGCAGCAGACCCGACTGCTTGGAAAACAATGGCGCCGACCGCCTGGGTTGTCGATGTGCCTGCCGCAGCCCCTACAGATGCAACAGTGGAAGCCCCCACAGCCTGCGCTGTAGATGTTCCCGCCGCCAAACCAACTGCCGAAGCAATCGCCTCTAAAGCCGCCTGAGCCGTCGATGTGCCCGCCGCAGATCCTACAGATACAGCCGTGGAGGCCCCAGCCCCCGTTGCCGTCGATGTGCCCGCCGCAGACCCTACAGACGCCGCAACAGATGTTCCGGTTGCATCTGCCGTAGAGGTTCCAGCCGCAGACCCAATAGAGCCAAATATCTGAACGCCAACGGCATCTGCCGTCGATGTCCCAGCCGCAGAGCCAACCGCATTAAATACGGCCTCGCCAATCGCCGCAGCAGTTGATGTTCCTGAAGCTGTTCCAACAGCAACAAGAATTGTCTCGCTAACAGCGGTTGCCGTAGATGTTCCGGTAGCTGTTCCAACGGCGGCAGACGCAGCCTCTTGCTGCGCCGTTCCCGATATGGGAAAGGCGGCAATTGGTTGTGCTGCAATGCCGAAATCAGCCATCTAGATCACCTGATCTGTTCAGCCAGATTGTACCATTTCCGCAGACTTGGCGCTAACTTCCGCCACCCTGCGACTCCAACCTTTACCAAACGTCTCAAAAGTTGGCAGACGCTTCAGGAAATCCATTCGCATGTCGCAGAGTGCATCCGCCGTCTCTCTGGGATCGCAAGCCTTAATCGCCTCCAGCGACTTTGGGCCGATCACGCCATCAGCCGTCACCCCGGCAATCTGCTGGAGATATTTGGATGCCCGCCCAACGCCTGAGTTAACTGCCAGATCGAAGGCCGCATAGTCCACCCCTGAAGGCAGATCATCCCCCCTGATCTTGTCCCAATATTGCGCCTTGTAGAATGGCTTCACGATATTAGGCGTCAGTTTCCGCATTTCCTCCTCAGAGGATTTGCGGTTCCAGTAGGCTTCCCAAGCCCTCTGAGTGACGCCAAGGTTTGTGCGGCCCCCAGGATCGCGTGGATCGTTCACATAACCGCCTTCATGGGCCAGTACCATCTCAAAGCATTTGTCCCAGTTCTCGCGCATCACTTGTCCTTCATTGTCAGAGCGTCAGTCTTGGCTTTTGATCCAGCAGATGACCCGAAATAGAACTGCATCACGCCTGTCCATGAGGTGCTGAGAGAGCCCAGCATCATCAGCAAGACCTCGGTTCCCGTCTGCGGTATGCCAAAGACCATGATCCAGATCAGCGCCCCAAAGAAACCAAAGGTAATGAAGAAAGCCAGAGCTTTTGGCGTCCAATCCTTGGTCTCCCGCTGCATCTGCCTGGCGCTGTCTCGATCACCAGCCGCGATGCGCTCCAGATCAATGTCAAGCGACCTCATCTGTACCTTGAAGTCAGCATCAATCTTCTTGATCGCAGCCAACTGATCTGGCGTTGCAGACGCCATAGCCTCGGAAATCTGGTCCTCTGAGGCGTCTTCGTGGCCAAATAGCGCACTTGATAGGGTCTTCACGGCAACCCCTGCCAGCGGGCCTCCCAAGGCCGTGGCGATGGTAGGAGCAACCTGGCCCAGCAGCGGCCCAAACTTCTCTAGCAGATCCATGTTTACCTCCCGAAGATGAAATAGAGGATGGCGATAAACATCATCAGGAACGCCACTGCGCCAACAATGAAGATCATCGCCATCACAAAGCCCTGCATCATTTCTTCTTGTTCCCGCTGGGCCTGCAACGCCGCCGCCCGCTGATCCTTCTTGATCTGGGTTGTCGCCGCAAGCACCTGATCCCAGGCAACAATGCCAAACTCGCCAATGAAGTGATTTTTGATCTCTTCCATCATCGCATCGGCTTCAGCCTTTGCAGCGTAGGCTTCCATTGCGATCTGCTGGGCTGATTTACCTGAAGTAAAGCTTCCTTTGGGATCAGCGGCGATCCGCGTGATATGGGCAACGCTGTCAAACAGCGACCCAAGATCTTTCGCCATTCCCTGCAATTCTTTGCCAACAGCTATCCCGGCCTTGATGGCCTCATAGCTCCCCTTGGCGACTGCAAGGACGGTGAGGGGGTCCATTCATTCCCCCTCTATGGTGAACATAAGGTTCTTGTGATCTGGGTATGCGATCACAACATTTCCTTCTGGGCATTTGTACATAATCCGAGCGATCAACTTAGCCGTTCCTGGCGCAACTGCTCTTGGATTGTCCACGGTCATTGTGTAGCCAAATTTGTCCACTGTCGGGCTGGCCGGTCCAGAAAATTTAGCGACTGATGGGTTTGCCTTGTGGACCATGTAATCCGAATCGCGCACCTCAAGGCTGAAATCCTCAACCGTGCAATCGTCCCTGATCTTTTGTCGAGCTACAACCACCTTGAACTGTCCTGATGCTGGTCCGCTGGTGATGTTGAAGTGGTCTGCATCCCACTTAAGGATGTCTTTAGGAGGCAGTTTGATCTTGTCATAGAGCGAATACCCACCACCAATCATCGCCATGACCGCAGTCACAACAGCGACAGGCTTGGTGATGGTATCCGCATCAATCACTTGTCAGCCTTCCGCTTCTCAAGGCTGTCAACCTTGTCAAATATCTGCCTGCAAAGGTCTTTGATTTCTTTCAATGCATCGGAGAACTCTTCGCGCCGCACATAATGGCTTGGAAGTTCAACCTCTAGCTGATGAATATCAGCCTTGAGACGTTCGACCGCTTCCCAGAGTTGCCGCGCAAGCCACCCTATCAAGGCAAGCAATGACCCAAGAGCAAAGTTGATAAGCGTCTGCGTGTCCATCTTTTGCCTCGCGATGCACCATCAAAATTCTACATTGTGTGGGCTTCACGGTCAAAAAGATTGACACCATCGAAGACCATGCCACATTGGAAGCGTCAAGGAATGGTCCTTGGCTTACATGTGGCGAAGGTTGCGCGTTGCCGCCTGTGGCTCAGACCCTTCAGTGATTTGTTCGAAACACTTACCCCGGTCTATTTGATTAGGCCGGGGTCTTTCGTTTAGGCTGCCTCTATAGCCGGAACAACTTTCCAGCCCACCGTAACCTCATCCCAAGCATACAGCGCCCCATCATCAGGATATGCAACAGGCGGCTCCCACAACCATGTGGTCTGGCTCAGAGTCCATGACGCATAGGGCTGCGGTGCGTAGAAAACATCATTAACAGCATCGTAGGTATAGCCAATCCCAGCGTAGTTGCCGCGCAGGGCTTCACCACCATCAGGCTTTCTGTCTGGCCCATAGTGAACGTTTCCGCGAGTATTGTAGCTGGTCTGAAGCCACTGGCCGGGCGACGAGTCCACAAATGTATTGAAGAACTCAGGCTCCGCGACAATGACCTGTATCACGCGACCGTCTAAGACCTTTGCGAAGTGTGACAAAGCTGCCTCCTTTAAGCAGTGTATGAGCCTGATGCAGTGAATTTTAGGATCGTGTTGGAACCGCTTGTAGTCACTGTGGGCGAGCCGGTTGTGGTCCCCGTATAGTTCGCCGTAGGGACAGATAGAATGACTACGCCAGAGCCACCTGCGCCGCCAGCCGTGCCGCCCGAAAAGCCAGCACCGCCACCACCACCGCCAGTATTAGCCGTACCAGCAGTTCCATTCCCAGATGTACTGCCAGCGCCACCGCCGCCCGCGCCACCAGCACCACCAGTCGCGCCACGGCTATCCCCGCCGCCACCACCGCCACCCGCATAGGTTACAGAAGCGCCAGTGATGGAAGATGCTGTTCCTGCTCCACCAGCGAGACCCGCGCTGCCATTACCACCAACTGCGCTCGCGCCACCACCACCGCCGCCTGCACCATACACACCAGAGAAGTATCCAGTGCCGCCAGCGTTACCTTGCCCAGATGTTCCAGAGCCCCCAGCGCCGCTGCTACCAGTTCCGCTGCCGGGGCTACCGCCACCGCCAGAACCGCCAGAAACGCCACTTCGCGCTGTGGGGAATGTGTTATATGCGCCGCCGCCGCCGCCGACCGCAGACCCTATACTGGAAGAAATAGATGATGTTCCGCCAGACCCACCGTCTGCGGAATTAGTTCCAGCCGATCCACCAGCGCCGACAGTGACTGTGTAAACTGTGCTCGGCGTGAGATTTGTCGATCCCGTGAGGAATCCTCCAGCGCCACCTCCGCCGCCATTTATGCCGCCGCCTCCAGCGCCACCCGCAACGATCAGGTAAGACGCTGTGTAGCCTGTCCCAAGCCCCGTGGCTATAAATGCGAAAGACCCAACCCAGCCCTGTGTCGCGTCAGTATAAACGAAACAAACGCTTTCACGATTTACATTTAGAGTTGAGTTTGATGCCAAGCCATTTATGTTGGAACCATTGCGAGCAACAGTGCAGACATTAGTGGCAAACGTCCCAGCATAGTCAGTGATCTGCACCATTTGCCCAATAGTCGGGCTCGCAGGGAGAGTGACTGTCACCGCGCCAGAGGTTGTGTTTACGAGATAAGCCCGCCCAGCGACTGCCGCGAAGCTGGTAGTCTGAACAGCTTGCCATTGCAATGGACCCGGCACAGCATAGTTAAAGGCTGCAAGCTGTTGCGGAGTCGCCATTAGTAGTCCCCACCAACAGCATTGACTGCAATCGCGATGTTTGTCCCGCCAGCGGCCACGGTTAACCCGGCATAGATACGATAACTGGCTGGGATGTTAAGGCCGCCAAGAGGAAGCGCCAGCGAATAAACTGTATTCGCGGAGGTAGCCAATGCCGTTACAGCAGTCGCTGGCAAAGCAACCTCACCAAGGAAAATGTTGTTTCCCGCAGTCGTGTTGGCCGATCCATTGTTCATCCAAAATCGAAGAACCGTGGCATTTGATGTGCCAGATGCAGTTGCGCCATTTGTGGACGCAAATTTGATTTGTACCTGATCAATGCGGGAACCGTTTGCGCCAGCCGTGTAGCACAAAGCCAAAGCCGTTCCCGCAGTTTCAGTTCCGTCAAACGCCTTGGTGTTGGTCATCGCCGTTGAGACAATGGCATTGAGAGCCCCAACATTAGGCGTCTGGGTAAAGATTGGTGTCGATGTTACAGGCATCAGAAGCCTCCAAAGTAGTTGGCAATGAAGATATTTGTTGCTCGATTGAGCGGAGGTGTCATATTTCCAGATGCATCAAGTTGGAGCGATCTTGCCGCTGCCATTGTGATGAAAACGTCTTTAGTGCCTGCCGAAAATGTGACGGCGGAACCGGAGTTTGATGACGAGTAGATGGTAGTCCGCGCAAACGTGTTTGCAGACGAGTAAGTTCCAAGCCCAACTTCCCATTCGTTCAGCGTTTGATGCTGGATCGAATAATAGAAGGTGTCATTGACAGACAAGACCGCAGAAAACGTCCGATAGCCAGTTGGCGCTGTTCCCGATACCGAGAACGAGCCAGAACCAGCCGTGGTCGATGTGTCTCGAACACGATCTGCGGTCACAAATGCCATTGGCTTTAGTCCTCAGTGATTGTCGAGGCAGTCGTCAGGCGAGGCGTCACGCCGGAACTGACGGAGATGCTAGGGCTGACTGTGCCGCTGTAATAGAGAACGCCAGCGCCGCTCGATGCCGTTCCAACGCCGAAATAGGTGATCGTGTTGGTTCCGCCAGTGCAGTTAGCAAAGTCAATGTTGGCGACAGGCGAGACGCTGTTGTTTGTCACCGTCCATCCGCCTGTTGTGCGAGCAACCGCCACCCGAGCGTAGCCCGTATAAGTTGCCTCGCTGGTGGACTGATCACCGGCCTCACCAGGGTCCGCCGTGTGGAGCGACACATAGAGATTGGTCAGCGGCGAAGACGCAGCATTATCAGCCAGATTGGCGATGGCTGTAGCGTTGAAGATCAGCTTCAGCAGCGAGTTTTCGAAGGCATTAGACTTTGACATGATAGCTCCTTAACCGTAGATGCCGCGTGGACGGGCGATGAGCGGCGATCCGCTATGCAGTGCTTTCTGTGATTCATCCTGCAAGGACTGAACGCGAGCCAGATAAATCTGGCTGAAGACCGGCATCCTCTGATCATCCATCAGGAACGGTGCTGCATGGGTGAGAGCGCCATAAAGGTAAACGTCTGGCGCTTTGGTCAGAAGCCAATTTGTTGTGTTGGTGTTTGATAGCGCAGGGATCTTCCCATAGTAAACCATGTCGATGGTGATCTCATCGACCGCAGGCGGGACCAGTTCAATGACGCCAGTGGTCATCGAGTAGAACCTGGTGCTGGTATAGATCTGAGCCTTGATGATCGAATCAGCCTCATCCGGCGTCACATAACGCAGGGGGCTTTGACCGCCCACAATCATCATGTTGATGGCTTCCAGCCAATCAGGAGGGAGCGCCACAAACTCGCCATCGCTGGTAGACGTTGCATGGACGATCATCTCACGCGAACGCAACCGCGTATTCAGATCAGCCTCGCAAAACTGGATGAACGTCTGGATCTGGGATGTCAGATCAGCACGGTTCAGATAGTCAGCAATGGCTGACTGCAACGTGGCGTAGTTCGTGATTGTGCCCATTAGCTCGTCATCCAGTGCGTTCTGTAGGGCGCCGCCTCATCAGTCATCAGCCATTTGCGCAGCGCCACCTTGTCGCCAAGAATACCACGTTGCTTCAGATCCATATAGAGGACCATCGGAATTGATGCGACCTTGACCATGCCATCAGGGAGCTTGTCAGTCCTGCTGATCTCATTCCTGATCGCCTTGTTTTGCTCGGCAATCTGGTCGATCTCAACCGTGGTCTCAAGGACGATCTTGTTATCTGTCGTAAAGTGCATCTGCTGGCGTGTGCCAGTGAGCGAGTCATAGGCCAGTTCAAATGAACCAGGCGCGAAATTCTCAGCCATTGTCCTCTCCCAGAAAGGTAGGAGCCGGGGGTTAACCCGGCTCCATTTGTTATCAGGAAGGAATGATGTTGGCGATCACCGCATTGGCCTTTTCAGACTTCATGCGGAGACCATATTCAACCACCATTTCCTTCTTGTCGAAGTCGCCGGTCTTGGCGATGTCGAACGTCTGGAACGGACGGAGGTAAGCGACCGAGATGTACTCGGGGTCCAGCACGAAGCCAAAGTTGCCAGGCGAAAACCTATTTGGGACAATGGACACCTCGCCAAAATCCCCCAAATAAATATCCGCCGTCGCGATTATCTTGAGCGGAGCAACACCAGTGTTCATCTGGCGCTGCTGAGACAGACCAGAGAAGGCAGACGCTACAGTCTTGTTGTAGGCGTTCACCATGAACATCTTGGCATCGCCGCCCTGCTCCCAGACCTGCTGGATAGCAGTCTTAAGCATGGTCTCGGTCAGAGCCACGTCCGTCGAGGTGGAAAGGCCGGTCCAGGCGGTGCTGGGATAGCCATTGCCGCCAGAGCCAGACATGGCCGAGACAGTCGCCGCATTGGCCTGCGAGTTGGTGATCAGCCAAGTAGGCAGACCAGCCGTCTTGCGAGGGGTTGAAGAACTGTTACCAGCAACGCCAGCTTGGTTACTGGTAAGGATAGCCTCCATGTCCCTTTTTAGCTCTTTGCTACTTTTGGCGGTTTGATAGGCCATCTGTGTGCGCATTCCTGCATTATCCACGGCATCATCGGTGCCAGAGACCGAGATGACCTTGGTGCTGATCTGCGTGTAGTTGGCGACACGGACGGTATCCGTGAAGTCAGCGTTGCCAGCAGCCGCGCCTTCGACGGCAGCATTCGATGTGCTGGCCGCAGCGAGCGCATCAACCTGCCATTCGAAGTAGGTGTTCTTGCAGGTGTCACGCCCAATGTTGGACATGAACGGCGTATCTACGGGCGAAATGTCGTAGATGATGTTAGAGAGATCTTCGCGGATTTCATTGGCCGCGTCATAGGTGGTGACTTTGCTGAGAGATGCCATTTTACCTTCTCCGTGAGTCCATCAGACCAAATAAAGCAGCGGCATCATTGACGCTGCCAGATGCTTTGAGACGCTGTTGCATCCGCGCCATGTCATTCCCGCGTTGGGGATTAGACGTTGTGGAACCTGCCCGCATTGGCCTCGGTCCTTCCGATTGCTTCGGCTTGGGACGGTGGGCATTCAGCGCATCATATCGTCTGGCCTTTTCAAGGATGACGACATAACGAGGATCATACACCTGCGCCAATTCTTCTGGAGTAAAGCCTACCTTTTGGCCGTATTCCCGAAGGTTCTTGGTCGAAGCCTGCATTTTCTCTGGATCAGACCACTCCTTGAAGGTGGAAACCAGGAACTTCTGGCCCTCTTCTACAAGTTGCCGTCTAGCAGCCATTTCCCGCTCTTGCTCGACCATCTGGAGCCTAACCTGTTCCTGCTGCATCATTGCAAGCTGGTGTTTTCGGTCGTTCCATTGATCGCGAATGAGAGGATAATTGATCGGGTCTTCCTGATGTATCCGCACCCAATCCGGTTCTTGCTCGATCTGCGATTGCAGGATCGGAATCGCCGCACTGAGAGCCTGTTGCATCTGGCTCCGCTCAGTTTCTAGCTGCTGTTTCTCCTGTCTCAACTGGTTGAAATTGCGCGAATAGTCGGACTGCCTTTGATAGCCTTCCAAAGCCTCCTTCAGCGGAACCTCAACTGTCTTTCCGTCGATCTTGACGGTTACGAGTCGGTTCGGATCGAGAGGTTTATCCTTGCCACCATTGTCGTCCGCGCCTAAGTCTGCCTCATCTTCGCCGTCGAACTCAGATGAATAGTCATCTGATGCCTCGTTCTCCGTCTCGGACGTCTCATCGGCATAATCAAGCGCCGCCTCTGTCTGATCGACTTCGGCATTAGCCCTCTGCCTTCGATCTGGTCTGGTTTGGGCCGGTGGGCCTTCCATTGCAGATATACGTTCAGCGGCTTCTGCTAGGCTGATTTCGCTAGGCTGCGACTGCTCAGCATTTGACATATAAGTTACCCCATCAGTTTGCCCGCTTCAAGCGGTTGTTAAACCGCGCAATATCGGGCTCTGACGCAAGTGCGTTCAGTTCCGCCCGAAACGCGGCTATGGCGCGGACCATGTGGTACGCGGCATCTCTCCCCTCCAGATCAACTGGATCAGACTGCTTCCAATCATCAATAAGCCGTTGCTCAAGCCTGGTCAGGACGGCATCTGTCGCCTTGTCAGAGGCCAGAGCCTTGGCCGAGCGCCACAGTTCTTCCTGTTCAAAGGTGGACATTTACTGCATCCCCGGCGGCATCATCCCAGGCGGCATCATGGGCCCCTGCGGCATTGGAACAGGCGGTGGCGCGGCAGGAGGCGCGAACGCCTGCGCCGTCTTGAAGACCTCTTGGATTTCGGTTCGCTGGCGATCAACCTCGGCCTTGATGACCGCCATATCCACCTGCGCCCCATACTTGGCTTGGATCTCAGCAGCCTTCAGCATGGCGTCGATGAACATCTGATCGCGCCGGTAATCATTCTCAGCGATGGCTTTCTGGCGATCCAGTTCCTGCTTGGCCGCGTTGATGATGATGTCAGCCTTGACCTTCTCGGCCTCAACGTCAGCCAGCAACTGCGCGGGATCAGGCTTGTTGGAACCCGCCTGCATCTGCATCATAAACGCCTGAACTTCCTGCGGGTTTACTTCCTTCCAGAATTGCGATGCATCTTGGAAGCCCTGCAAGGTCGTCATCTGCGCCAGCGTGTTGCGGAACTGCTCGAGATTTACCAGCGGATTGTTTGGTCCATATTTCTCGATGGTCGCCTGCTGCATCTGGGCGATCTGGCCCAGCCCCATCAGGCGTGTTTCATCGGAGCCGCGCCCCAGCGAGATATTGACGACCATATCCATCGTGGCGTCCCAGCCGCGAGGATCGACCGGAACGAACTTGTTGCGCAGGCGGATGATCTTCGCCTTGTCCTGGTGCTGGATGACCAGTTGAAGGACGCCTTGGAAGCAACGCTTGATGCCATCGGCAAAAAGCCTTGCAATCATCTCGATACGGTCCTGAGATGCAGACAATTGAGCCTGAACTGCCGCCCGTGTGGTCGATTGCAGGACGTCGGCGTCTAGGCCCTGCGATGTCCGGGAGATGCCTGTGCGCTGGGTCTTCACCTCATCGAGATAGGCCATCACACCAAGCGCCTGTTGGCCCACAAAAGGCTCGACAAGAGGCGAGACCATGCCGGGGGCGCGGGCGCGGATGATGGCGCCTGTCTCCACGTTCATAACGTCGTCGATGTTCACTTGGTTTTCAACCACAACCATGCGCGGATGGATCGACTGCGCCAGGCTGTCGAGCGTGTTTCGCATGATCGAGGATTTGATCAGTTGCAAATCCATCGTCTGATCGGCAATCGACTTGCCAAAGATCGTATGTGGCGTCGGATCAGGCTCAAGCAGCGAGAATGGCGCATATTGCACCACTTCATCGTGCAGAATATAGGAGCCGTTGCCAACCGAGCAGACCTTGTGCAGTTCGGCAATGCCATCGCCGTCTTTGTCGATGCGGATGTAGCTTTCGACATAGTAGACCTTGGTCGTAGCCTCATCATTCTGGGCAGTGAGTCCAAAAAACGACTGATCAGCCGGGTTTCTGACGAGAACCTCGTTATTCATCTCGAACCCGCCGGTTCCGGCGTTTTCTTCGATGATTGTCCGGTCGTATCCCATTTCGACAAGCTCAGAAATTGTCACAAGCTTGCGCCGAGCCACATAGATCGCGTCTGCAATGCAGGTGGCTTCGTTGTCGATCAGGAATTGCTCTGGAGGAACGCATTCAACCACATATCGAGGCGTCTTTTTGGTGCGTTTGATGCGCATTGTAATGCGCTGCTCGCCCGTCAGCAGGTCCGTTTCCTCGGTATATTCCTCGACCGAGACGTCAGGGTCTTGCGCGATGAAACTTGCCTCTGCCTGCGTGATGCCAGAATAGGAATAATACTCCACAACCTCATCTGTCCTGACATACCATGTCAGAACGCCTGTTTTCAGGATCAGAGCGTCCTTGATGGCGTCATGGAGGATGCGAAAACCGGGGTTTTCCTGCATGAAGATATAGTTGATCAGGTCTGTGGCCTGTTCAGCCGCCTGAACGTCCTCGGCAGACTTCGGGATGAACTCCAAAAGCTTGTCGCCGCCAGTGAAAATGCGCAGCAATGACGGGAGCATCGATAAAACGGTGTCGCGCACCTCCGTCATAATGACCTGAGAGCGGCCTTCCTCTTCATTTCCAAAGAGATCGCCCAAGTAGAACGACATTGCGCGCTCACGTTCTGGCGCAATGTAGCTGTCGATGTAGGTTGTGGCGTCCTCGATGGCCTGGGCAACCCGATAGCGGAACTCTTCGTCCGTCATCGGCACATCATAAGGCGTCAGAAACCCGGTTTCGCTGTTGTAAGCCGAGTCCTGAACGCCGTCCGCGCTGATCGGGATCAGATCGGGGTTATATGCGCCGAATGATGTGACGGGATTTGCCATTTCAGCCTCTCTTCCTGACCCGCCACCACTGCCAGCCGCTTTCGGAGCCGACTTCGTGTTGGGGGAAAAATTCTTCCACCGCAGACTTTACACCATCCATAGGGTAATCGTCACCGCCCATGACGCCTCCCACCCTTAGCTTCGGCCACCAAGCCTTGATGTCAGCCAAGACCTCATCATATTCATGGCCTGCATCAACCCAGATGAAATCAACGCTGCGATCTTCGAAGTCTGCCGCAACATCCACCGTCCGGCCTCGATGCACCATGCAATCAAGGCCATGCAGGCGCTCGATACTGTCCATAAAAAGCCCAAAAACACGTTCCAAATCGGGATCAGTTTTGTGTTCAGGCTCATTTGATCCACCCCAGTGATCGACATAATGAACAGAGATCGCCTTTCCTGAGTTGATGACCTCAACGCCAAGAAAAACGGAGGATTTGCCCTTCCAGCACCCCAGTTCCACAAACACCGCGCCGTCAGATGCTTCCCTGACAGCCCGGCAATAGGGATCTGCAAAGTTAAACCAACCTTGGATCTGGTCGTAAAAGTGATCCATCACTTCTTCTTTTTGCTCATCCCAGCTTCTGACAATGCAATAGCGATGGCCTGCTTGCGCGACTTCGCCATAGGAGCTTTCTTCGGCC